AAAGTCTGTCGTGCCTGGTGAAACAATAACGTATGTTCTACCTGGTACAAATGATCCAGCAGCTACGTTAGTAGTTCCAGCAATAGTATTCCACTGTGCATTTGATGTAGTTCCAAGAGTCTGAATGGTATATGACTGGCTAAGTGTCAGATAACCAACCGTATCAATTACACCACTTGATACTGTTAGCCCATTAACACTTTGTACATTGGTGACTATCTCATTACCTGTAATTGCACTTTTTGCATCTATTTGTCCTTGTGCCTTACCTAGCGCACCCAATAAAGTATCCGTAACTAATATAGGAGAATTTGCGCCTATAACATAACCAGAAACAGCTGGTAGTATTTTTGTTATGTCGCCAGTGTGAAGTGAATTTAACTCAGCCTCAGTTGCTGTAATTGCTGTATTAAATCCAGTTCCAATAGAGCCAGGAAACTGTGCTTGTAGAACTGATTTTATTAATCTTATATGGTTATCACCCTGATTAACTGGGTCAGTTTCGGTTGGGTTTGACGTAATAAAACTTGATATAGTTGTGCCTGCTTCTAAGCCCATAATATTTACCCTGGGAAAGTAGTTAAAGAAGTACCTGACCAAGTAGACTTGGAATCATTGTTTGTTATTTCACTTAATGCTTGATTAAATCTAGCGTCCCACATATTAGCTGAGTTTGCATCTTTAATAAAACTGTTAATTTCAACTAACATTCCAAAAATATAAGTATCTGGATTAGAGTCTGATAACCAATTTGTAGTTGTACTGGAAGATAGTGGTGGCAATGTTTGAAAATAATCAATCTCTAGTGAATGAGTATTATCATAAAAAGGTTGCACATGAATATCTCCTGATATAACTGTATAGCATGGAAACTGTGTTTCACCATTGTTAATAATATTTGCCATTTGTTCTGGATTAACTTGCAACAAAGTTACCCTGCTTTTTGAGTTATTATTGTTAATAACCTTAATAGAGCGCATAACAGAATAGTTAATTGGCAATGAATAATATTCAGTTGTACTGTTCATTGGTGTTGTAGCTCTGCATGACATATCAAGCGTCATAAGAAGCCTATTAATACGAGCCTCAGTAACACGCATAAATAGATCAATGCGAGATGTTACCTCTGTATCTTGCCTGTCAGCATAACCAAGCGTTAAACTTACAATATCTGCATAATTCATTTTTTAATTCCAAGTTGCAGTTGGTGGTGTTTGTTTTGTCCATACTGATGAAGCATTATCGTCCTGACACGTCCATACATCAACAAAATCCTCTCCTATCTCCCAGTCCCCAATAAATATCTTTCGTCTTGATGTAAAGCCTACATAATTATATTCACCATTAATGGCATAGACTTTAAAGGTTTTAAGTAAACTTGCATTATTGCCTGTATAGTTATAAACGCCATTTAATGCTGTCAATGTTTGCGATGAAACAGAATTCATGCCTGTATAAGCATAAGTTCCATTTAATGCGTTTAAAATCCTATTAACCAGTAAATCTGATGTTAATCCTATATAGGTATAAGATTTATTTTGTGTTACTAAATCAAGTCCAGCAAAAGGTAATTCTGAAAAAGCAATCGTCCTATTTACTGCGCTGGCTGCTGTTAAGTTTCTATTAACAAGTAAACTTGCATTATTGCCTGTATAGTTATAAACACCATTTAATGCAGTTATGCTTCTATTATTAAGAATATTAGCGTCTAATCCTGCGTATAAATAATTTCCATACGATGTTGTATTATGCTCAAAATCAGAAAATGAAGATTGCGCAAAAGCGGTTAGCCCAAACATTATTTAGTTATCCCACAATTATTATCCACCACAAACTTTTGACATATTTTAGCATACTCTGCTACTTGGTCTGCTCTGTAGGCTTCAGACTTGAGAAATTCCGTAAGTTCGTTTGAAAGTTCGTATCTATCTTCATCGGTTCTAACAACGGTTTGGGAACTATTACTTTTTGTTGTGGTGCAACTACTACTTTTCCTGCCGTTGTCGTACATGCGCTGAGACTTAAAAGAATCATGCTGACTATTAATAGCATTGATCGCTGATACATTGGCGTCCTCCAAATCTTTGTTAAGTTTTAAAGCTTCATCATGAGCTTTGGTAGCCTTATCATTCAGCGTCGCAAGCTGTAGCTCTGCTTCTCTATTCTGTGCAGTTATACTATCAGACATGTGCTGAATTTCAGCTTTACTTATCTGGTGCGAAACACCATAGCCAGAAGCAAAACTTGCAACAAGGATGGCTATGATGATATATGGCATCAGTCTTTCAACATCACGCCAAGACCACCAGCAACACCGCCCGCAAGTAACAATAACTGGTCTATAGGCTTACCCAGAAAGATAAAGACTGCGCCTATAACGGCTGTAATTACCCAAATAAGACCACGTTTAGTTGAAGCTTCTGACCAATCTATTTTCATTCTGGTGCTTCTTCTTTAGGTAACGCTTCAACTTGAGGTACAGCTTGTGCTTTTATTTTCTCAACTAACTCAGCTACTTGAACGTAAGGTGCTTGACCCAATGCTTGTAGGATTAAGTTTATTTCTTGTACTGATAATTCTAGGTTAATCATTAGGCTACCCAAGGTAATGGTGGTGTTACGATTGTTGGATTTATTTGAGATTCAATTTGACTTGCTACGTTTGCTTCATATGATGCTACTTGTTCTTCACCTAATGCTGCTTTAGCCCAAGCAACTACTTTATCTAAAGTTAAGTCAGCATAAGGCACATAATTAGATTTAGCAGGATCAACTTCAAATGACGCTGTTCCATAAACTGAACCTGTATAAGTTCCGTCTGTAGCAGTTAAAGTCCAATGAGCCGTCACAACATAATCAAGCATACCGTTGACATCAGGTTTGCAATTTAAAGCTACGACATTCCAAGTGTTTGTAATCATTTTATTTTGCCTTAGATTGAAGTTATAGTTTGCCATGCTGCGCCAGAATAGACGCATAGTTTAGCTAGTGTTGTATCAAAGACCATAAGCCCTGCTGCTGGTGTAGCTATAGCGTTCTTTTGAGTTGTGGTCATATTAGGCATACGCACACCTTTAGTCGTGCTTTGTGCGTCTAATATTGCTGATGCGTTTGGTGCTGTTGTCCCAATCCCCACGTTGCCGGAGGTGTCGATGCGCACAGCTTCTGCTTGATTTCCAGTTAGGAAACGCATAAAGCCATTGGTAAATATCGTGCCAAATTGATAACAATTTGCCAACCCTGCAAATCCATTTATAAAAACGTCACTGCCAGTTGAATCTCTTATTGCGCTATAAGCAACACCGCCAGAAGCAACGGCTGCCGCTGTCTCCAGTCTAAGAATTGGCGTAGCCGCTTTGACATTTAAGATTGATGATGGCGAACTAGTACCAATCCCCACGTTGCCGGAAGCATCTTTATAGACTTGACCTGAGCCAATGTTTAGTATGCCTGTAGAGCCTGTGAGTGTGCCTGTGTAGGTTGGGTTTAATAAAGAGGCATTATCTGAAAATACTGCTGATCCAGACCCAGTTTCATTTGTTAAAGCCGTTGCTAATTGTAAAGAAGTAAAAGAACCTAAAGATGTTGCATTTCCTGTAGAAGTAATTGCTCCTGTAAGATTAGCATTAGTAGTAACATTTCCTGCTGTTAAGCCGGAAGCAGTACCTGTAATATTAGTGCCAACAAATGCAGCAGGAGTTCCAAGTCCTATAGCGTTTCCACTAGCGTCTAACCAAACGCCTTTCTCAGCAGGATAAGTGACAAATACATCTTTAATCCCAGCAGTAAATACAACTAATGCTCCACCATTTGATGATGCCAATACCGTTGTTCTAGCAAGTGTATTTCCAGAGGTTGAATAAGTGCCAATACCAACTTCCCAGTTAGAGCCAAACTGATCTGAAATACAGTAATAAGTAGTATTGCCATTGCCAACAACAGAAAAAGGTTGAAATCCAATGCTAGAGCCTAATAAAGTAGCTGTTCCTGTGCCTACAACAATAGTTGTTTCTTTAACACGATCTTTTAATGCAAGAGCCATTATAATTCCTTAAGTTATTTGAAACACGCCATTGACTGAATCAAGTACAATTTGCACTGTTTCAGAAGCTGAAATAAGTTGACTTGAACCATAGTCCCAGCAACCTATTGGAACATTTAATGTTGAGTTATAAAGAATCGCATAGCGATAGGTAAATCCTGCTCCTGTTGCTGTCCAAATAGCTGGACTTGCAAGCACAAGTTTAAATATTCCACCTGACTGAGATGATGATGTTGTGGTGCAAGTATTACCACCAGCTGTATAGCCTCCAGCAGTAACTAAGTCTGTTGTGCCAGCTACAAATGTTGTATCGGCAATGTTGATAGTATTTGCTAATGCTACCTTCCAAACATCTGTTCCTGCATTTGTTCCTTCTACCAGTGACTCAACTCCAGCA